TTCGTTCCTGTTATGGGACTTTGGACAAGTTCTATTGGTATCATTGGTCTCGCACTTAATCTTCGTGCTTATGACTTTGTGTCTCAGGAGATTAGAGCTGCTGAGGATCCAGAGTTTGAAACGTTCTATACGAAGAACATCCTCCTCAATGAAGGACTCCGTGCCTGGATGGCTCCAGTAGACCAACCACACGAGAACTTTGTGTTCCCAGAGGAAGTATTACCTAGGGGCAACGCACTCTAACCTTTAATAAGGATTTCTCTTATTAAAGGAAACCCACTAAACCTTTAATAAATAAAACGTATCGTCGCCGCTTTAACACATCTGACAAATTCCAGATTGTGTGGTAAGATGAGAGGGTTAACACCCTCTTTTTTTGTGCATGAAAAAATCATTAGTTACAGGAGGTGCTGGGTTCATTGGTTCACATGTGGTGGACAAACTTCTTGAACTTGGACACCAAGTTATTGTTATTGATAATGAATCATCAGATGGACATAACAACTATTATTGGAATGATCAGTGTCAAAATCACAAGGTAGACATCACTGACTTTCAATCCATTGCATCCTTATTTGTGGGTGTGGATTATGTTTATCACCTTGCAGCAAAGGCTAGTGTTCAGGCATCAGTTGATAATCCCTCTCCAACCATAAACACACAGGTGGTGGGAACACTGAATGTTTTGGAAGCATCAAGAATTGCTGGAGTTGAGAAAGTCATTTACTCTTCCACTTCTGCATGTTATGGAAATGAAAATCCAATTCCTAATGTGGAAACAATGAGAGAGGATCCATTGAATCCTTATGCAATTGGTAAGTTGTGTGGTGAACAACTGGTTAGAGCTTATCATTATCTTTATGGATTGAAAACCGTTTCTTTCCGTTACACCAATGTTTATGGTGAAAGGGCAAGACACGTTGGGACTTATGCACCAGTCATCAGTAAGTTCCTAAAGGCAAGACGCAAACAAGAATCTCTGAGCATCTTTGGTGATGGTGAACAGAGGAGGGATTTTATTCATGTTAATGATGTAGTGAATGCCAATGTGTCCATTTCTCACATGGAACTTGACCAATGGGGTGAGACATTCAACATTGGTTATGGAAAAAACTTTAGTGTGAATGAAATTGCAAACCTGATTTCAGATGACCAGATCTTTTTAGATGGACGTCCTGGAGAAATGAGAGAGACTCTTGCAGACATCACTAAAGCCAAACAAAACCTCAACTGGAGACCCAAAGTGGATGTGTTGGAGTGGATTCAGAGCCAACTCTAATAAAACCCTCAGAAAACTCTCTGGATTTTCTTCTTGAGTTTCCTCCCCTCAGGCATTAAATTATGAAGGTGAACAAAAGAGGTAACTCTTACATGACTAACTTTCAAACCAAGCTTCTTCAGAACGCCATGAAGAAGCGTCAAAAGAAGATGAATGGTTTCACTCTGATTGAGTTGATGGTTGTGGTTGCCATTGTTGGCATCCTGAGTGCCGTTGGTCTTCCTGAACTTCAAAAGGCACAAAACAAAGCCAAGGCTGCAGCAGCTAAGGCTGAACTGGTGAACTTCAGTAAGTCTTGTTCTCTGGCACTACTGAGTGGAGACACAGTTCCCACTGCTGCATCACCAGTCTCTGGAACCTGTGCAAACAGTGGAACCATCACTGCTACAGATGGTGGTGTGACCTGGACTATTGCTATTGATTCTTCTGGAGTTCCTGGAACACCTACTGAGTCCTAATCATGAACCTCATTACCCTTACTGTTAGTGGGGCAATCATGGGGACACTGATGCCGGGAGTGATGCTGATGAGCATTGCTCCCTATGTGGCCTCCATCAGAGCAAATAACTTTGCTGAGGCTGAAACCTCCGCTGTTACTTACTCAACTCTTGCTCAAGATAAGTACACACTTCCAGAAATCCCTGATAATTGTGAAGTTGAATTGATTGAGGATAGAACCTACAACATAACTTGTGCTGTTGGTCAAGAGAAGTACAGAGAAGAAGTGACTCGTGCATTTAGTCTCCTTGATGAAGTTGCCAACAGTCTTACAGTCACATCTGATGATGACCTAGATGGTTTTGATGATGTCACAGGAATGCCAACACATTATTTCCAATGTTATTCTGGTTGGAAAGGTAGTTCTGAGGACACACTCAAAAACAACTGTGAACTTGGTGGTCCTTATGTGATTCCTGCTTATCAACACCTTTACTCTAATAATGAAGAAGTTTCTGAATGAATTCCTTGAGTGGTTTGATCACTACATGTGGTTAAATTCTCCTGAAAGAAAACAACTTGCTACTAGACGTTTGAAATACTATATGGAATACTTGGAGAATGGAGGTCCAAATCCCTATACTGAACCAGATAAATATGATTTTATAGGCACTGATGATTAGAATTGAGAGCACTGTCAGAGAGTACATCAAGAGACTTGGATGGGATTCTTCTGATGAAATTGTTGTTGAATTTGGTGGCACTTCAGTCTCTGGTATTGATGTTGGTGAGGAGTACAATGAAAAATGGCAATCACCCATTGGTACTCGTAAGTACAACAAAGATGCATTCATTGTCATCAAGAATCAATCACGTAGAGATCTTACTAAATCTCTTCCAATGGAGGAATTCAATCCTAGACATTCACAAGAAATAAATAAAGAAAAGTCTGGATAAGATGAAGACCTTTGCACAGTTCCAAGAGTCATCACTCAATCGAATCCGTCAAAAGGATAAGAAAGGTGGAATGGCTATTATGTCTGCTCAGAGAGGAGACAAGTCCAAAAAAGAGAATAAGACACGTTCCAAACAGTTAGACAAGGATATCAGAGGAGCAGGTCTTCCTGGTGCTACAAAGGTTTCTGGAAGGTATACAGAAAACCCTGGAACTCCACAAGAGAAGAAGGTGGGTGAGAGATCCCATGTGGTATCCAGTGGAAAGATGGGTAAGAAGAAATTTAAAAAAGCAATAACCAAGTTGGGTAAAAAATACAACCAAGACTCTGTTCTCATCAAGAAAAGAAAGACTGGTGATGCAGCATTAGTAGGAACTAATAAGTCATGGCCTGGTGAAGGTAAAAGAGTCAAGACTGGTAAAATGAAACCTGGTAGAACAGGTGAATTTGACACAAAAGTAAAGAATAAAACCTTTACTTATGAGTGATGGTTTGTTATAATAGAATCACCTTCACCAATGTATCATGAAAAGACAGTTTCCATTTAACCATGTTGTCCTTGAAGATCGTGAGGAGGTTTGGATTAAGGGAGGATATCCAAGTTGTCTTGCCGTTCCACGATTGATGGAGAGATTTTATCCAGAATATAAAGCCATGTTGGGCTCTAACGATTTCATTGAAGAATTAAAAAAAGATCCTTCTGCAAGGGATAGATTAGATGCCTGATCACAGTACTCGCCCCCTGTTAGAAATGACAGGGGGTCTTATCATAAGTCTTATAACTATTTCTATCCCATTCTTAATACTATTATGACTTTTACAGTTTATTCAAAAGATGGATGTCCATTTTGTGTCAAGGTAAAGAAAGTTTTAGAACTTGCTGAACTTAGACATGTAGAATATAAACTGGGAAGAGACTTCGATAGAGAGGAATTCATTGGTCAGTTTGGAAATGACTCAACATTTCCACAAGTTGTTTTGAACGACAGACAAAACCTTGGTGGGTGTAATGAAACAGTTAAGTATTTAAGAGAACAAAAGTTAGTGTGATGGAACATTTTTTATTCTATGACATCCTTGAGCATGTTATAGATGAAGCATTCAAAGGAAGATTAAAGTTTAACATGTATGATTATCTCAAGAGTTGCAAAGCAACTAAGGGAGATGTGGAAGAATTCATCGCAAGTTCAGTTTCACAGGAAATCAATTATTTAATCATTGATTTGGATGATTATCTTGAAGGTGGTTCTGATGAAATTCACAAACAACTTAGAGAGGCTTATGGTCACTTAGGTAAACCAGAGGCACGTAAAATTAGAAATTATTTGAATGACATTCTTATGGATGCAGAACAATATGGAAAAGAACGAAGACCTGGAAGACGAAAAAGAACTTCTAAATAACCTTGAAGATGATTCTGAACCACAAGTTAATCGTGGATCAGAATTGTTGTTAAGAACAAAAAGAAAGAGGAGGGAACCACCAAAGACTTTTAGTTTAAAGTTTGGTAAGATGGTCACTCTCTTCAAGAGGGAGTTTCATCTTAACTTAGACATCAATTTTGATGTAAAAAAGAGTTAGGAGAGTAAAAATGCTTTCAGTCACACTTACATTTTCAGTAATGTTTTCAGTGATGTTTCTAATCCTTGGAGCAACTGTGGGTTGGTTAGCTAAAGAGTATGTAATTCAAAGAGATTCAAAGTTTATTCCAACACATCCAGAGATGTTTGACGAGAATGGCCAAATCATTCCAGATGAAGTTCTTGCAGTAAGATTTGAAAATGATTTTGAGGAAACTGATGATTGAAATCTCTCAATAAATATGTTACACTGATATTAGATTAAAAGATACTATGGCAACATCAACACTGAAGAAACTTCCACCAAATCCTTTTATCTCTGAGATTTTGGAACTTGCATCTAAACAAAGATCAAATGCAAAAAAGGTGGAAGTTTTAAAAGAGTATAGAACTGATGCTTTGACATCAGTTTTGATTTGGAACTTTGATGATACTGTCATCTCAATGATTCCTGATGGAGAGGTTCCATTCAACAGAAATGATGTCCCTGTGGGAACTGATCACACCTCTCTCAGGA